CTAATGTGTATAAACAGTATATAGCCGACTTAACAAAAAGTCAAGCATTATTGGAAACTTTTCTTTTGATGAAATGCTCTTTTGTACATATTATGTAGAAATAAGTTCATCTTACTTCTAGTTGTTGGAGGCTGATATTTAAGATTGTGCTTCCAGTTATCTCTTTTAAAAGGTATTACTTGCACTAACGGTTCGCCTGGCTTGATTAGTTTTACAGGATCAGTTAGATAACAAGGAAAGTTAAGATTGTTTAAATCAAATTCATCAGTATCAATAATTGCAGGCATTATTACAAACTCTTGATCAAAGTGCCAAAACGGCTGTACAAATAAACAACTATAACCTGGAGGAGTTTTAACCTTCCAAGGTACAGATACTTTAATATAAGATTTCTTTTTGCCTTGTATGTGTACAGGACATTGTTGGTTTGAATGAAATGCACTTGGAGAAGTGAACTTATTTTGTACTTCCATAAACTCACCAATGCGTTCAACAGGATATACTCTTTCAAGTTCTTCTTCGCCTGTATCATTATTAGTTTGTGCTATAATTTCTTGTTCAAATACATTAGGTATAATATATCCTGCGGTTACCATATCTCTTACAGGCCAACAGCCAGCAATGGTTGGAACACCATCGTTGTCATTTGCCTTAAGACTACTATACCAGTTAGGTAAACAATCCTTAGCCGGTACAATAGGAAAATTTTTTAGAACACTTTTGTCGCCACATAGAAATTCTATTTCTTTTGTGTCACTCACTCGTGGTTCCCAACCAGCAGGAAATTGCCATCCATTATTCATGCTCTCCGCCGGGGTCGTTAGGATCTAAAGGAACTTTTTTTGCATTGCCTTTTGCATCTCTCCAGATAGTATAAGTCCTTGCTCTACCATGTGAGTTATATCCGTTTAGGAAGTTAAATGCAGTTGGCTTTCTTTTTGCTGTTTCAAATGTTGCTACAGTGACAGCAATAGCACCTAGTAATAGTGTGTGTAGGATCATACTAAACACACCCATATACATACTACCTACAATAATACCAAACACTGTACACCACATCCATGCTAATACTTGCATAATCATATGCCGTGTGCTAAAGTCTGGAATTGCACTCAGCGGATTTCGCTTATCATCCATAACTACATTCCAACAATTAAATACCCATTCTCTCATGTCTTTTACTTTCTCAAATTTTACTTCTTTAGGATAGTTAGCATCTGCACTATCTCTAAAATCTATTGCATCATATAGGTCATGAAACTTTTCAACAACCTTATGATTTTTGAAGTAGGCAGTTACTCTATACATTAAACTTTTTCACCTACTTCAAATCCACGAAACGTTTTGAAACGTGGAAATCTCAAACTATATGTGTCGCTGTCTTGCGACTTTGTACGAGCATCTGCTCTAATCTCAACTAACTGACCAATGAGACTATCACGTTCAGCCCAGTACTCATCACGTTGAGCATCAGTGAAGCCGCTCCCACAGTTAAGGCGATAATTGTATCCATCGTCTTCTCCTTCTACTATTATGGCACCTAGTCTTCCTTCGTTACGTCCAGTGCCTGGCTCGACGTCAACGACATTAAGAGTAATTTCAATAAACGGTTTTGCCTTTAACCAACTATGTGTTCTTTTACATTCATAGGGTGCATCAACATCTTTGATCATAACCCCTTCGTAACCACCGTCTACAGCCGTCTTATTAAGCTCTACAAAGCGTTTGTTACCTTCAGTAGTACTTAGGTCTACTTCTTCCCATTCGCATGCTACAACGTGCTTTAAGACGTCTATATTTTCTAACACCCAATACTTAACAAGGTTACTTCTATATGTCTGTGGCTTGTCCCATCCACCTTTTAAAAAGTCTGATAGTGGAATAAAATCAAACAAGTGTAATACACTGTCAGTTGCGGCTTTACCATCTTTACGATGTACTTGCTTCATAAGGTCTTGAAAGTCTTTGCTCATTACTTCACCGTCAAGCACACAATCATATGGAGCAGGCTTAACTGCTAATACTGATTCAATCTCTTCGATAATGTGTGGGAAGTTATGAAACTGCTTACCATTACGACTAAACAATTCTACCTTACCACCTTTACATACTGCAAGGACTCTTACACCATCTAGTTTAACTTCAATTTGCTTGTTGCCTACCATCTTCTTTTCGTGGTTAGCTGAGTCATGTGCAAGCGAACATGTAAACACAGGTACTGTATATTTTGTTTCGCCTTTAGCATTAAATTTCTTTGCAACTTTGTTTACAGTTTTTTCACTAACGCCACAACGTAAGTCTTTGATAAGGATTCTACGATACCAACCGTTCCACTGTTCTGTAGTTGCTGTATCTTTACACAAAATAATTGCATCACGTGCCGCATGTCCAGTAAGACTACGGTCAACAAGTTTACGTGCAAGTTCTTTAAACACAGGCCATGCTAGTCCTTGTCCTGTAAGAACATCTGTACGTTCAGGTACTTGCTTTACACCAAATGTAACAAGTGGATCAAGTGCCATTGTGACACCTTCAAAAAATTCATCTAAGCCTTCGCCCATTGCACCGAATAGAATAGTTTCTTTGTCTAAACGACTGTTGTTTTCTTCTAGTTTTTGTATAATAGCCTGTGGTTGCGTTCTCATGTGTGCCTCATTAATTAATTATGTTACTATAATAGCATCAGTATATACTAATGTCAACCTCTTTTGGACAATAAAATTGGCATAGGTGCAAGGAATCGAACCCTGTCTTTCAGATTTGGAGTCTGACGTGCAACCATTAACACTTCACCCATAAAAAAAGCCCCTAATAAAATTAATTACTAGGGGCTTATTGAAATAACTTTTTTTACAAAGTCATGTCAAGACATACCCCCGGATGGTGGCCAACAAGTAATATTTGTTGTATTAGTCTGTGACATGTTTCAAAATCCTTTTACTTCTTATTGTGTATTTATAATACTATCTTCTATTATAAAAGTCAACCTCTTTTTTAGATTTTTTGTAATCTTGGATCTGAACTTAGTATGTTCTTTTCAGCTCTTGGTCTAGACAAACGATTCTCAGCCATTTTGCGTATTATTGCTTTATGTGCTAGTTCTGTTTTTCTTTTTTTACGAGCTAGTTCGAAGTCTTTGTAATTCATAACACTCTCCCTTTTACAGTTAAGTGCGTTCCTTCGCTTAGTGCTACTTCCGGGCTTATTGCCTGAACGTAATATTATTTAGCTCTAGATTGGTAGTCTTTTATTGCTGATTTGATTGCATCTTCGGCTAATACACTGCAATGTATCTTAACTGGCGGTAGTGCAAGTTCTTCTACAATGTCCATATTCTTAACTGCTGATGCTTCGTCTAGTGTCATTCCTTTTACCATTTCAGTTACTAAACTTGAACTTGCTATTGCACTACCGCAACCGTAAGTTTTGAATTTAGCATCTACAATAACGTTATCTTCTACTTCTATCTGTAGACGCATAACATCACCGCAGGCAGGTGCTCCTACCATTCCTGTTCCGATGTTATCTTTACTAGGATCAAATTTTCCAACGTTGCGGGGGTTTTCGTAATGGTCCATTACTTTTTCTGAGTAGGCCATATAATAGTCTCTGTAGTTATACTACATTTATTTATAACTTATTACTGATAAGGATCTAGATCCAGGTACTTACCCCATTCACTGTAGTAATGACGCATACCTACTTCATCGTGTATAGTTCTATTCTCATGTCTACCATGAAGTATGTTACGTGCTTCTGTTCCTTCACGCATTGTTGTTCCTTGTCCTGCTACACCAATTAGGTCTTCGTGTAGGTTACGTCCGAATGGTCCCCATATACTGTTGTGATGTTTGATACGTGTTAGTCTTTCTTCTGGTGTGTCTTTACGTAGTCCATAACCTCTAAACTCTATAAGCACTTTGTTACAGCCTAATGGTGTTACTGAGTCTGAACGATAGGCACTACCGCGGAGGTTAAAGTTGAAGCCCGGGAATAAGTCGACCATGTACCACTGGTTGGGCGGCAGATTGGGAAAAGATAACTCCCCTCTATCCTCAAAGCCGTCATACTCAGTATAGTTAACAGTAAAGCTAGACACGTTAACATGACCATTATCAAA